AACAAGTCGTGCAGGTTAACACCAAACACGCGAGTCAAAGGACCACCATCGTCAGAAGCAACGTAGATTTCTCTTCGAGAAACTTCGTCCAACTGATCAATACCCCAGTTGCGGATATCTTCGATAGCTTCAGGCGACATGTACATGTCTGTCAAACGACCGGGAGCAGTAACGTTGTTACCACCACCATTACGTCGCATAACGGTCTTCATCAAGCTAACAAGTCGCTTGGTGAACTGACCAGCGGCTGCGTCCGAATCGTAAACCAAAATGTTACGATCAACAGCAGCTGCCAATAGCGTGTGCCAACCATCGTCGTTCATCTTTTTGACAAACGAAGACTCAAGAACTTGCATTGCGCGAGCAACAACGTTCCAGTTAGCTTCACGAGCGTACTTCAGCAAGAAGTCAATCGAGCTGGTCACGCCGTAGGTATTAACCATGACGTAATCACCTTCTACGTGACGCTCAGGAATCCGGCCATTTCCGGGATTCGTGTAAGCGACATGCTCGATTTCTGTACCGGGAGCCAAGAGATCCAATGGGAACTCAGGAGTCGCTCCGGGCTCAAGAGGCATGGCCTCAAAAATTCCACCAAGAACGTCGCCAAAAACAACGCCCTTACGCAAAGGAAGTTCCAATGCTTTGGCGATTTCTCGCTGTGCTTGCACAGCAACTGCTTTATCAGAATCACCGGATCGCTTTAACAATTCGATGAATTCAGGTGTAGGTCTTTCTTTTGACATTATATCTTCTCCTTTATTTTTAGTTAGTTATTAGGTAGGTCAATGTAAACTTTAGCATAACCATTTTGATCAACATCACTAATGAAACGACCCACTTTATTTGCAGAACCTCCAGAAATCGAAGCAGCTGCGGTAGGCGAAGCCAATTTTCCACTATGACCCAAGTAAGCTAAATCGCCACCAGTGGGAGTTCCCTCCAACGAATTGGTAACAACAAAACCTTTATAGAGAAGAGTAACCTTACCACCCTTCTGAACTTCATCTTTATGCTGATTCAAGTGTTGACGAGTTAGGTCAATATTAACCATATCGTTAACAAGCAAGCCCATAGGAACCTTGCCAGAAGGATCAGCAGCGTAAGTAACAACAGCAGTACCGTTATCCATAGAAGCGCCAGAACCAGCATCGCTTAAAGCGGCAACACCACCTCTTTCCGCAACTTCATTCATGAAGAACGAAATATCTGTTTGCAGAGTAGATCTGTCAGTTTTAAGAGCCATTATAAATCTCCTTTAAATTTATTTATATAAGTTATTTCTTGTTAGATTTTAGTAAAGAACCAATCCATTCACTTGCTACTGCTCGAAGATTCTCAGCGGGATCTTCTTCGCCCATAGCTTCAGCGATGGCAACTTCTTGAACTTCTTCGACTTCTTCCAGAACTTCTTCGCTGGCTTCTGCGGAATCAACTTCCTCTTCCAACGTAGCTTCTGCTTCTTCCTTAACATCTTCGACGCTTTGATCAAGAATGTAGCTTACTGGACGTTTTTGAATAGCTGCAACGATATTATCGAAAGTAGCTTCATCAAGATCAGCAAACTGCTCAATAGTTGCAATTGCTTCTTCAGCATTATAGCCAACTTCTTCAAGTTGAGCTTTACGCTTCATCATCATTGCCTTCTTCTTCATTGCGGCAAGCTCTTCTTCCTTTTTCTTCATTTCTGCTTTATACTTATCCATAGCAGCTTTTTCTTCTTCGAGCTTCTTGTCCTTCTCTTTCATTTCGTCATGCTTGACTGCCAAGGATTCTTGCAATTCAGCAATAGTAGCTTCCAAAGCCTCGATACGAGTTTGGAATTCTGCTTGCTGCTCAGCAACAACCTTGTCTTTAAGCGCTTCGTTAGCAGCTTTAGCTTCTGCTAATTCAGCTCGCAGATCACTAATCTGCGTTTCATAGTTATCTGACATATTAGTCTCCTTTAGTGAAGATAAAGTTAAAACTTTTGTTTGAGATTCATCAAAAAAATCATTTCCTTCCAGAATTATACTTCGTGGGTTTGCAGGTTTTGAAACCAAGCCTTTACCAGAGAACGATAAGTTTCTTAACAATCGCCCCACTTTGTAATCTTCGTATTTTCCGTCTCCTCCATACGATCTTAAATATTTTGTAAGAAAGGCGGTTGCTTCGTCTCTTTTAACAACTCGTGTATTCCCATTTGAATCTGCCAAAGCATAATCAAAATTAGGGAACAAGCACTCCATAGAAACAAACCACTTGTTTTCCTCAATTTCGGCTACAATTTTAGCTAGCCTTTGCTTTTGTTCAGGATCAGACCACTCAGTATAAATTACGGCGGAAGTTAGTATGTTAAATTGTGAAGGAATTTCAGATTCATCGATAATAGGATTACCGTCAAAATCAACAACCTCATTAGCTGTGATGTGACCGATAATATCCTTCTCATCGTGCATGAAATTAAAAGGCTTATCCTCTGGGGTATTTCTGGCTTCCCAGAGTTCTCGCGGATCAAAAACATCATCATTCTTGTTCCAGCCGGTACTTACTAAAACTGACTTGATATAATACAAATCAATTTGATCTCTGTTTTCCGCTAAAGCAACTTCTCCTTGTTGCTCTGCGAGTATTTTTCGTAATTTCTCTACAGATTCGGAAGATGGTTTAGCATCAGATTCCGCAACAGCAATACATGCTATTGAATTGTTAGCAATCTGATCAGACAGCCCATCAGCGATTTCTTGTTTATATACAGGTATATTCATTTATGGTATTTTCCTCCATATTCGATAATACACAAAAAAACTATAATAGGGTTAATTTTCCCCAAAACAGAAAATTTGGGCAAGTACGGCAGCGTAAATATGCTTCATTTCAAAGTTGTTGGGTTTGCGCTTTCTTGCGGTAGTAAACTCTGAAACCTTTAATTTTACGGAGTTTTCAAAAGCTTGACTAGGTTTTGTGTTTTGCTCCAATACCTGCTGAATTACTTCTGGGGTAACATCAATCATAGGTTGCATACCAGTAAATATACACAGCTTTAAATACTCTAATTCAGAAACTTCTGATTTACTTAAAGCCCTAGCATCCGACTTATTATAATGATTACAGGCTACAGGAGTCATAATCTTAGATATTTTTTCCTGAGCTTCAATACCCCACAATGTTGCAGATGTTGGTTCTCCGCTTCTGGGAAGAACTCGCCTTTGCTTTCTTGGACCGCTATCAGGAGTTAATGGAGGTCTACCAGCTTCTTGAACAGGCTTATTGTCAGATACTTTAGTTGTTGTGGTAGATTCTTGAGACTCTATAACCTCATGCGGTAAACCTATTCTATCGAAATATTCTTCAGAATCCAAAACATCCTTGGTAATAGCGATTTTTGCCATATCTTCCCTATGATGAGGATTGTGATAAGGGCCAGCTTTTCTGGGTCTATTTGGATTTTTAGATCTGTCTCTTTCTTCTCTGTTTGTGCGGACTCTTTCAATTTGCGGGATTTCTCTAAATCGCTCTAACAACGTTTCTTGAGAAATAATATCTCGATCTGCAAGCTGAATAAGTAGATTCTTTTGCGCCGCTTCATCTGAGAGAATAATAGAATCAAAATGAATTTCGGCAGGAAGTCTAAAACCCATAGTTTTTCTAACATACTCTATTTCTTGCTGCCAAAACTGAGTCAAAATCTGACGACCATATTCCAGTCTTTCAATCAAAGTCTTGAGAGAAACATAGTTGTTAGTATAGCCTCCAGTAGATCCAGAAGCCCCAGTTAATGTTGGAGGAATACCCAAACCAGCATAAATACTGGTGAGTACAGGCTGGTACTTTTCAGATCCTAAAAACTTGTATACCTGAGAATTACTTTCGGTAAATTTGAGTTCTGGACCCCAAACCAAATCCATAGTGCCTCCGCCTACATTACTAGCAAGAATATTTCTAATCTTCTCAAGCCCCGCTTTTGTAGGAACAATCTTTTGATCAAAATCACCAACAGTCCACAGTCTTACCTGACTGATCGCACCATCCAAAGCCGCCAGATCTGCAAGCTTCATCTTTTCTAGCATCATGATATCATCAAGGATAGCATAGATCATAGGATTTGCCCAAAGCAACCAATCATCTTTTTTGTAATGATAAAAGAAAGTGTTGGAATTATCTAAAGGAATTTTCTTTTCGCCATTTTTAACTTGTTCTTGAAGGCTTACAGGAAGTGTTTTAAATATAGCTTGATTAGTTTGTGCAGTTTTTAATAGCGACTGATAAGTGTAGTTAGATATATTTAAATGAAAATTTGGTTTTCCCACTACCATCGCGCCCGGATCTGATACGTCAACAGCAACAGGATTAAGAAAATCATACATCCAAGGTATTTCCCGTCTTGGAACTTTAATACCTTCGATAGTAATATCAGCTCCAGCGGCTCTTTTTAGTTCCTGCTCTGCCTTCTTGCTTAATTTTGCAGTTCTTCTTTGAACCACCACATTGCCACACCTGTAAAGATAATTCAAAAACCTTTCAGATCTGTCTAGACCATTAATATTAGAAAACCACTTACGATAAAACTTTTCGATCTCTTTGTTTGGATGAACTAAAACCAAGCCTTGACTAGCAAAATCACTCATCAGATCAATGACATTTCTAATAATTCCAACTCTATCGTATGCATTCATACATGAAGTAATGATCTTTTTTTGTTTGGTAGGAAGTGATTCCCCCGGACGAAATGCTTCGTAATCCGATCTTTGAAAACTAGGACGCACCGAACGATTAGGCTCAACATCAATATATGTTTGACGATTACTGTAATATCCCGGACCATGAGCCAATGAACGGTAAACAGCGCCATCATAACCATCTAAGTTTATATCGCTATAAACTTTGTCTTTTTCAGAATCGCTTCCCCAAGTTTCATATAAATGATCTGACATTATTGATTATCCTTTTTATTAAATTGCCACCAACGCCATGATTGTGAATTATACCAATCCTCATCATAACCATTGACTACTTTTGAATTAAATTTAGCGCCTTTTGAAAAAGTTCTGGCGCCGATGTGTGTGGTATATCTTGTTGTTTCGTGATCAGGAATTTTATGACCCTGCGGTCCAAATCTTAAAATTCCAGCACCCGGATGCTTAGACGGTCCCGGAATATGCCTAGCTACATTTTCATAAAACCATTTTAAAAATCTTTGGTCATCCTGAACTCTATTAACTTTTCTTTTTAATCCTTTTATCCAATCATGATATATGTAAGATCTCATTGACTTTTTCTTAAAGTCTATATAATTTTCAGTTTTTTTTAAATTTGTATAACCCCACATTCCACCAAGTATAGGAACAGATAAATGGGATGGGTGGTCACGAATTACATTAAATTGCCATTCTTCTTCAGAATTGAGCCATTTATCTAAACAAGGCAATTCTCTTTCACTTATGACAGAATCAGCGTCTCTAAATATTACAGTTTCAACTTCTGGATCATCAACAGCTAAAAATCTCCAAAACATTTTAGCATGACACAATGAATCATTTTTCATATCAACAATTTCAGCTCCAAGGTATGTTAACTGTTTTTTCACGACAGTAGCGTCAGTCGTGTAAAATCGACAAATCCAATCTGGTAGCAACCTTTTCGCTTCAATAATATTTATGATCGCGCCGGTTTGATAACACGCTTTGTTTCCATAAAGGGAAAAACTAATAACTTTTTTCATCACATTAATATAATTAACAGTATAATTGGTAATTACATTGATATACACAACTTATTAAATAATGGTATATTTTTAGTAAAGACCTTTTGTACCTTCGGTAAACCATGCGGGTCCGTGATACATTTTATCACCAAGACCTCCAAAAGTTGGCTGTCCATTAGCAAATCCTCCGATAGCGCCGTACTCAGGAGTCACTTTTTCGGTACTGATATATCTGGCAGACATATTGGCCATAATGAGAGAAGAGTACCTATCTTTTCTAAGACGTTTTTTTCTACCTGCTCCAGTTTTTACTTCAGGAGTGTCCCAACGCTCGCGCCCTGTATTAGTTTGAGTCATTTCTATGATAGACAGCTCGTCTTTTAGATCTTCAATCTCCATAACACAATCTTCTAAAGTGTCATACTTTCTTCCTACAGATTTGTCGATCTCCAACGCAAGACCCAAACTTACAGTATCAAAATAAGGGAAAAGTACAATCTTATCTTCAAAGTCTTTTCTTAGACCGTGATTAGCTTCTGCTAACCAGTCATATTTAGCAAACTGACACATTCTCAAAATATGTAGGCCCGGATAATCATCTGTGTCTTTAGCTTTTTCTTCAATCACAGGCCATATAGCAACTTCTCCGTCGGGTATTTTGTCCTTATCGTGTAAAGCCTCCATAACTGCTATTCCGCCACCCTGCGCATCCATAGCAATTTCAGAACATGGAAAAGCCTTCATTAGCTGACGAATCTTTTTTGCACAATAGGAATAGAAGTCATCTTCGTCAACAATTTTTGATTTTAGTAATTCTTTGTGTGATTTTCTGGTTGTGGTCCAGCAATGAACGATTCTTCTGTGGTCGGGATTAACTTCCATAACAACAATGCTAAAGTTGTCAACTTCTGAAGCAGGGTCAACTCCAAAAACGTATGTTTTATTCGGATCTCCTTTGAGCGATGCTTCAAACCAAACTTCTCCAGACGGCAAGGTCACAGGTTCTTGAGGACTTGTGGTACATGCTTCGATCAGACTTCTTTTGAAAAAACCTTGACTATCTGTAGTAAATACAGCGCCGTACTCCATTTGGTAGATACCTGAATGAACCGTAGCTTTGGATCTAGCTACTTGTCCAGCATCCATAAATCCATCTGGCAATTTATCTACGGGCATACGTATGATCGAATACTCAGTCCAATCAAAATCTGAAGGAACTTCGCCACCAAAAATTTCTTCCAATTTTCTTTGATCGCCAGCACTGCTGATAATTTT